TCACACCATCAGCCCGCCGCCAAGAGGGTTTAAAGTTACTGCGTGTTGCAGGTAATCAGGTGCAAGGTGAGCATAAACCATCGTCTGTTGTATGCTGGCGTGCCCCAGAATTTGCTGTAACGCAATAATGTTCCCCCCGTTCATCATGAACCAGCTTGCAAATGTATGCCGAAGCACATGCGTGGCCTGCCCGCGTGGTAAATCGGGCTTAACCTGTCTGAGCCGTTCGCAGAAGTTTTCATAGTCAACTTTGAACAATGGCCCGGTGTCGCTGGTCTTGATCTCTTTCTCCAGTTCTTCCGATATGGGAACCGTGCGCTTTTTCCCGTTTTTGGTCTTAAGGAACGTCACGCGTCCGTGATTAACCTGCTCACCTCGCAGCGTGCTACCTTCACCCCAGCGTGCGCCAGTGCTGAGGCATAGCAGTGCTACACGTCGATCGTCACCGGTCAGAGTATCCAGCAATTTGCTGATCTCTGATTTGGCGAGATAAGTCATAGCTGGCGGCGCTTCTTTCAGTGGTTCCAGACCCTTACAGGGGTTTTCCTTTCTGAACTCTTCCAGCTTTATCAACGTGCTGAACATCCCGGACACACGGTAAATATCCCGGTTGATCGTTGCTGCGCTGATACCGTCTTCCAGCCGTTGGCTTCGGTGCTGTGCAATCATTCGCTTGTTCAGTCGGTTAACGGCTGGATCACCAAGCGCCCTGATTGTTTTATTCAGGTGCCGCTTTTCAATCTCGCCATTTTCCTGAGTCTGTCCATATAGCAGCCACCAGGTATCTAACAACTCGCTTAAGGTGCGGCGGTCAACGCTCGCGCCCAGCCATTCTTTTTTGTCGGCGTTGGCTAATACATAACGCTCAAAAAGAACTGCCTCTTGTTTCTTCTCAAATCGCCTGCGGATACGTTTTCCGTTACGTCCGCGCGGCCATACGTCCACTTCATATTGACCACCTTCGAGCTTCTTAATCGACATAAGAAAGCCCTCCGGCGTTTATTTCCCCATCCTGATAACAGATAGTGAAAATGTAATGTTTATAAACAGTTAACCAGTTTGTTTCTCGGAGCGGTCTGATCCAGTTGACTCTGGCCCAATGTGTGCGAGGGCCGGTGCGATTTGACCAGCTTGAGGGGCGGTCTTATCAGTCATTAGCCAGAGCGTATATTTTGCGAAACGTGAATGCTGAGTGATCTTAAGCAAGATATCGCTACCAATACTCTCCACTCTTCCTGTCTCGTAATACTTCTGCGTGCCAGCAGGTATTCCTGTTAATTCAAAGAATTGCTGCCTTGTTAACCCCTCCGCATCCCTGATAGCTCTGATTTTTTCACCCACGCCGCTTGACGGGGTAGGGATCTCTACCATAACATTCTCCTTAAGGGTGGTAATCTCTACCATTAGCAACCGCCAATATAAGCAGTTACAAGCCGAAATAAGCGCCTAGCGCCGATGGAGATTATGACACATGACAGAGAAAGAGTTAGAGGGGTTCATTGAAGTGCGTCACGCCGTTGACGCGGTTCCATACCCTAAATTTGCCGAGTTAATCGGTAAGAAGCCCGCCACGGTTAAGAGCATGATTGAAGACGGTAAGTTGCCGATCATTCCGTGGAAGAACCCGGAAAGCCTGGGCGCCCGTGCTGAGAATTGGATCTATATTCCTGAGTTCAATCGTGCAATGCGTGACGCCTACTACAACCGTCCGAGAGAGCAGCGCGACGCTTGGTTGCTGTGGATCGGTCTTTGAGGTTATCGCGATGAGCCAGAAAACAGCCAACCACGAAAACCGGGTGCGTGAATGCAACGACATTCTGGACACCCATTTAAAAGATATGCAAACGGGATTCATGATTCGCACTAATAGCGGCGAGTTTATGATCAGGGATAAAAAGCTGATTAAGAAAATAACCAAAGACGTGGCCCGCCATGTTGATGGTAAATTGCTTAAATTGGGAATGTGAGGGGGCTTTTGTGGCTGTGCAATTAATACAGTTAAGTCGTCATTCATATTTATATCGTGGCTTCACTATTCAGAAATGCCCGCGTAATCCATTTACGTTTAAGCACTCTTATCGTATTTCCAGCAATGGTGATTATTACGGGCGTGACTTTGCTTTAGCGGAAGCCATGCGCACGGTTGATCAGATGTATAAGCAAGGGGGCAGTGATGCACGATGAAGGCCCAACACTGGCAAGCCTGCTTAAGCACGGGTGCCAGGTCACACACTTCAAGAACTCACGCGGCTGGCTGGAAACGCCGGACGGAAGATTTTTTAAGCCCGAACCGGCGAAGGTTCAATTTATCAAAGGTAAAAATAAACCGTTTATTTATACCCAAAGAATAAATAAAGGATTCCTGCTTGCACTGGCTGAATTATTTAAAAAACTAATTAAGTAATTCGGTTTTAAAAAATCAACTCTATTTTCTCCGCCTCTTTATTAAGTGGCGGCGGTTCAACTCATTATTTTTTGAGGAAGAGATAATGACTAGACGTGATCAATATAGCTTCATTTTGCATGTTCTTTTACCTGCTATCGAAAATGAAGGTTTAACCATTAAAACCCGCCGTGATGGCGAGTTAACCCTTTCTGCCAGTGGGTCAGTAACCACCAATTTTATAAGCAATCTGCGCCAGCACTGCATTGAAGAGTTGCAGCGCCCTTCTATTCCAGCTTCCCATTACGGAGTCCTGTAAAATGATCCGCCCGTTCATCAAATGGGCAGGGGGTAAAACCCGTGTCCTTCCTGACCTGCTGCCGCACCTTCCTAAAGCCGACTGCCTGATCGAACCGTTCGTAGGCGGCGCATCGGTATTTCTCGCGACTGAATACCGCCGCTATGTGCTGGCTGATATCAACCCGGATCTTATTAACCTGTATCGGGAAGTCACCCGTTACCCGGACTTAGTGATCGATGCGGCCCGCGAACTGTTCAACAGTAAGAACAGCCCGCAGGGATACAACGAAGTCCGCGCCGCATTCAATAAGCAGGTGGGTACGGTTAAAAGCGGTGGGTTGCGTTATGGCGCTGAAATGGCGTGCATCATGCGTGCTGCTCAATTCCTGTATCTGAACCGCCACGGTTATAACGGCTTATGCCGTTACAGCCGTAAGACCGGCTTTAACGTGCCGTTTGGCAAGTATAAGAGCAGCGTCTACTTTCCTGAAAATGAAATCCGCCTGTTTGCCGAAAAGGCCAACGATACAAAGGCAATATTTCTTTGCGCGCCGTTCCAGCGTTCTTTACAGGTCGTCACGGGTGGCGATGTTCTCGTTTACTGCGATCCGCCTTATCTGCCTGAGAGCAAAACAGCGGACTTCACCCAATACCATACCGAACCATTCACGGAAGACAACCACCGCCAGTTAGTCCAGGCACTGCTGGAAGTTAACCGTAAGCATGGCGTGAAGGTCGTCATTTCAAACAGCGACACCGAAGCCACCCGCGCGATTTATCAGCCCTTCAAGATGCACGAAATCAGCGTGCAACGTTCCGTCAGCACCGACAAAGACAACCGCCAGAAGGCCAAAGAAGTGATCGGCGTGCTGCCTGTCTGCGACTGCTGCGGGCGTTACGGCGGCGGTTGCCCTGATTGTGGCGCCGTGATGGGTGATGCGACTTACAACGCGATGGTTGCGGCGGGCACGTTTGACGATCTGGAGGCTTTTTAATGAATCTTATAGACGCCTGGATCGTTGAAATCATAAGCGTGAGTCGTGGCGAGATTGCGCCGTATTGGTTGGTTGAGGCGAAAGTAACAGCTTATGGAAGGGAGTCAATAACCACAATTCTGAAGAAATCAGAAGAGGAAGCCAAAGCCGTTAAAGTAGGGGATGTAGTTCAAATATGACCACGGAAACCCGTGGCCGTCGCGCCCCTTCTCCACCTCCACCGTATCCGGGTAGCACTGACAATGCTATCCCTTACGCTTATGGGGGAAACAGACCATACCAGCCTATTGGCGTTGATGTAGCGCCGGGGCTGGATGGTTTCGACTATCTCACGCCGGACGGCACGCGTAAGCATATTGCGTTCAGTGAACTGGTAGCGGAAGACGAAAAGCCGGAGCGCAGCAAGCTGCTGCGTCGCCGTCTGGCTTCACTTCCGCAGTATATCCGCCGCCACTTTGCCGCGAAGCTGGATGCACTGGAAGCGAAAGACCGCAAAGCGGCAGATCACTGGCTGGTTAATACCTTTGAGCGCCACGTATTAACGCGAATTGATAGCGTGAACAGTGTTTACCAGCCTGACACTATGATGCCCGGCATTCTGCTGCCAATCCGCGATCAGCTGTTCCGTATGCTCTGGGCAGGGAAGAAAGGGTTAAAAAGACTGGCTTATACGCTTGCCGATATCTTTACGAGCGAGTTTATACGCGAGTCCGATCACCAATTGGCACGCACCGGAGATCCTGAGTTCGCGGCGCTTTCTGGCTATGGCCGTATTGCGTCGCTGGCGGTGCATCTGAAAACGCCGATCCCCGGCTGGAAGGCGTATTGCAATGAAGAACTGGAAGCAGAGGACGCGTTACGCGCGGTTCTTCGCCTTGAGTCACCGCAGTGGTGGTTAAACCGCCTGCGCCGTATCCATGCCCGGTGGCGTGAGCATTTGATGATCGCAGCGGGATACGTCCAGAAAAAATCTTCCCCATACAGTAGCGCCCCGTGCCTTACGGAATGGCTGGCCCAGAAAAAGTCTAACCGTGAATACCTCAAGGCTATGGAACTGGAAGATCAGGACACGGGCGAGCGCATTTCACTGATCGATAAAGTCGCTGGCAGTGTTGCCAATCCGGCCAACCGTCGCCGCGAACTCATGACGAGAATGCGCGGCTTTGAAGATCTGGCGAAGCTGGAAGGGCTGGCCGGTGACTTCTACACGCTGACAGCACCTTCCCGTTACCACTCCATGCAGCATAACGGGCGCCGCAATAATAAATACTGTGGCGCGTCGCCGCGCGAGACGCAGCAATATCTTTGCAAAGTCTGGGCGAGAACCCGCGCAGCGTGGAAGAGAAAAGGGATCCGCGTCTTTGGTTTTCGCGTGGTCGAACCGCACCACGATGCAACGCCACACTGGCATTTACTTCTTTTTATGCGCCCGGAATGCGTCGAGCAGGCGCGCGAAATCTTCCGTAAATATGCCCTGAAAGAAGACGGCAACGAACCGGGAGCGCAGGAAAACCGCTTTCAGGTTGTGCCGATCGACGATGCCCACGGCAGCGCAACCGGCTACATAGCGAAATACATTTCGAAGAATATCGACGGCTTCGCGCTGGATGGTGAGAAAGACGACGAAACCGGGGAAGACCTGAAAGAAATGTCACTCCGCGTTAGCGCGTGGGCATCGCGCTGGGCTATTCGTCAGTTTCAGCAGATCGGCGGTGCGCCGGTCACGGTATATCGCGAACTTCGCCGCCTGGGCGATCGCGAACTGGTGTTACACCCTGAACTGGAAACCGCCCGGCAGGCCGCTAACGGTGGCGAATGGGATAACTACGTATTAGCCCAGGGTGGCCCATTGGTTGAGCGCGATAAGCTGCGCATCCGTCTGAATTATGAAACCACTGAAAACGGCAACGCCTACGGCGATAACGTCCAGCGAATCACAGGTATTTACTGCCCTATTACAGGCAATGACTCTTTGATCTTCACCCGCACCACTCAATACAAAATCGTGCCGAAGCGCCAGAGCGCTGACGGTGTGGCCGTTGACGTTGGTTTTTCAGGCGGCAGCGCCGCCCCTCGGAGTTCTGTCAATAACTGTACGCGGGATCCCGCGACATGTGCAGACGGTCTTGAACATGCCGATCACGAAGTGGGCGAGACGGTTAATTTTGATGCGCTTTCACGGCAGGAAAAGCGAGAACTGGCGCAGCGGCTTAGTGACGATGTGCGAAGTAAGCGTAAAAAACGGCCATCGGAACGGGAAGAGGGGGCCGGGCTATCCGTGAAAGAGCAGCAGATCAGTGAACTGCTGGTGCTGCGTGGAATTGATGCCAGTGCCGGAATGGTCAGATCGATGATGGCCGGTGCATCAGTGGCGTGTGGAGATCTTGTTATGACAGTGCAGGACGGGCGGCTGGTATCTCGCAACCGCGCAGCGTCCGGGCTGGATAAGCTGCCGTCGCAGGTCATGGCAGCGAAGAAAAAGACAAGTGACCTCGTGAATAGGATGAAGGCTGCTTTTTCGGGGCGGAAGTAGGGCGCCGATAGGCATGGCAGGTTTTGACAATGTGAAACCGAATTTCTTCAAATCGCGAGCAGATAGCAGGCGGTAAAGCTTACCGCCGCAGCGCAAAATATCTTAATCGCCTTCATGAATGTTATTTTGATGATCCATTATCGCCATTGCCAGTTCCAGCTTAGTGCTTTCTAATAATTCCTCACATAGAACCAAATCATGAATAATCTGTTGTAGTAAATCCTTGCTGACAGCGCCATCCGCAACCCAAACAGCAATGTTCTCCATTTCTTGGACAAAGAGCTTTACACAATGCTCAAACCCATTGATTTCAAGGAAGAATGCGGAGAGAAATATTCCGGATCTTTTATTGCCATCAGTAAAAGCGTGAAGTTTGTTCACTGAAAAAAACAAATGTGTGAGCTTTGACTCAAAGCTTGGGTAGTACCAATCATTTTGGATATGATCGAGGACACTCTCCAGTACTCCTCGATCGCGAATGCCTTGTAAACCGCCAGAGCGTTCAATGATGTGATCATGTACTGCTATGGCGTGCTCAATATCAAAGTAATTAAACTGAATCTCATCCATGGCAGCACCCTCTTAGCGATCTTTTAAGCGTTTAAACACTTCAAGAGTTTCAGGGTCATTGAGTCTCTCTTCGAGTGACTTGCTTTTCTCGCCTAAGAATCTCTCAAAGTCGCCTTCTGGTACCGATCGGACATAAGCCTCAAGTTTTTCATGCAAGGCATCACGGAAGCATAGATCCCTGCTCGCCATTTTGGTGCGAACATCAACCAGCATTGGCTCGTATAAGGGATGCTTTTCCATTGTTGATAAGATGGATTCTGCTTCTTTATATGTGAGTTTTCTGCCCAGGTGGGTGGCTTTTTGTTTTATCTCGTGAGCGAGGCCAGCTTCGAAACTAGCAATTAAGGTGAGAACCTCAGAATACATCGTGTCACGAATTTTATCGTTTTGATGTAGTTTCAGCACCTTGCGGTACTCATTTGCATTCTCATGGAAAATGCTCTGATAAATCGCATTGGTGAGTTTTCCAAACTTCCAACCATTGGCATCTACATAATCATTAAGAGCATCGGTGAACTGTTTCCGATAGCTTTCTTCCTTGAATGCTGCAACAAAATAATCTTCATCTCTTTGGTTGATAAATTTTGTATGTCCGCCAGCGCGTTCTGCCAGTGTGTCGATAACGATATCAAGTAAACGTGTTCGAATGATCCTCGCTTGCTCACTTTCAACAAGCAACATGGCAAGGTTTAATACGGCTCGAAATTTAAACACTCCAAGAACAGACGTTTTGGTACCCTCATTCATGAGGGTACCATCTGCCACCTCTTTGAATTCCTTTAAAATTTTCCCTTTTAGAATGATGTATCCGTTGTTCTTTAATTCATCAATGTTGCTGGTTAGGTACCTTTCTATCGTTGCGTCGCTAACATCAAAAATCTCAACCAATTGATTTTTGGTAAACACTATCTCGCCATCAAATTCGATCCCGCCCAAAGCAAGATGCTTTTCGGCGTGCTTGAGTGCATACGAATTATTGAGAATGTTTTGTCTGTCGTGAGCGGAGGTTGTCAGATCCTTAGCCATACCTTTTCCTCGATAGGGATACGATGCGAGTAAGATAGCATTGATTGCTAAGGCCGGTTAGTGCGGGAGTGTTGGAAAGGGGCTGCATTTTTTTGAAATCCAGAAGGAAAAAAATGCTGCAAAATTCCGCGCAAAACTGCACAAATTTTATGGTGGTTATTTTTCAGGAGCAGACCAGACGGGGCGGGCCTTCCGGTGGTCTGCACATTTGCACAAAAAAGCGGGGTTTCTGCGTGCGGGCGAGGCGGGGGAACCATCGCGCGCTGAGGGGGTAGGGAGGGTATGCCTGTTAATGCCCTTTTTCGCGTTTGTGCGGCTCTGTTTTGATGCGGTTGCGTTGTGGTCGGGTGAGGGGATGGAAAAGAAAAGCCCCTGCCAGCGTGGCGCTGAGGGGCTTCTATGGCGTTTGGCTTTTGGGCGGGCTGTGCTCACCCTCTGGCAGGGTGAAGCGTCAATCTTTTTGAATGGTCAGGCGGATGTTGATGGGGCTGCGAGGGCGTAAGGGTTGAAGCGGATCACCTCAATGCCCAGCCAGTCATTCAGCTCTTTCAGGCTTTCCTGTATCGGCGTCAGCTCGTTGATGGAGAAGACGCGGGCGGCTTTCTCAACGTCGCCAAACCCCCCGGCGTTGCCTGGCATCACCCCCATCAGTTGAGGCGGGACGCGATGCGCGGCAAGCATATCATCCCGCGTTGCATCCTTGATGCCGGTAAACTCATCCTTTGCCGCTATCTGGCTGAATGGCAGGATTTGCAAGCCGTCTTTCTTTCCGCCTGCTGCGTATACGAACAGGTTTTTAAAAGCGCCACCGCCGCGCGCATCCTTCAATGACTTTTTCAGGCTCTCAACGTCTTTGTTGTTGGCGATCGGGTCGGTCAGGTAGACGATTACCCCGGCGTGACTGCCGTTGATGTAGTAGTTACGGCGGAACATGGTCGCTTCACTGTTGAGCATGGCGCTTTGTAACGAGGCCATGTATTCAGGTGCACCGTAGATCTCCTGGTGGATGCTGGGGTTTTTTATCTGGCAGATGCTGCCCGGCTTGAATGGGTAGTCCGCATCGCGGCGGGTGATAAACCAGTATTGATCCTTTTTCAGGTCGCTGCCGCGCCGGGTATATTTGGCCTGGGCATGTTTTAACGCAATAGGCTCACCCAGCATGTTACGGCGCACCTCCATGTAGTTGTTGCCGAATACCAGATAATCCAGCACCCAAGCGCTCATTTCCTGCCTGCTCAGCAGTGGGTGAGGGATGTAGCAGGATGTGATCACATTACGCTTAAAGACCAGCGGAGACTGATGATAGGCCGTTGAATCAAACATTCGGGCAATGCCGTAGGGGCTGATCGGGGGTTCAAAATATACGCCGTTATCAGCACACTCCATGCAATCCAGCAACATACTGCGATCGGTGATGGCTACCGGGTCGCCAAAGCTGAATGACTCAATGCCTGCGGTTTCGTCGCTGGCTGGCTGCTGCGGTTTGGCCTGAAACTTTTGCTTTTTGCGGCTCACGTTTAAAACTCCTCTACAAAACTATCATTACCGCCGCCGCTTTCGCTGCCGATCGGCTCGTTATACAAGGCTGTCATAGATGCCCAGGCAAGATCGCCGTGATTGCTGCCGCGTTTGCGGTCGGAAACGTAGGTCATTACCCCGCCTTTCTGCACCTTGCGAACCGTCATAAATGACTGGACGAGATCCAGCATTCCCGCATCCATTTCCAGACGACCGGCACGGATTAGCATGAGCGCTTTCAGCACCATGGCGCGCTTGAGCGGGGCGGAATACTGGTATTTCACCGCCAGCGGGAAGAACTTGATCACCAGTTGCCAGACAGCATCGCCAATCCCGGTGGCATCAATCGCGATGTGCTGGACGTTGTAACGCTCTGTCAGTCCCTGAATGGCCTTTGCCTGCTCCTCAAACTCCATCCCACGAAGCTGGATGCGTTCAATGATGCGGAACTTGCCGCCCGGTACCGCTGGCGGAACGATGACGACCAGCCCGGCAGAGTCACCGTTACCGCTTCCCCCATTGGGGTCATAGCCAACCCAAACACCGCGATCGCCTATCGGTCTGGGTGCGAATGGGTTCCAGTCGGGCCATACATCATCGTTAAAGCCGTCAACGCAGCAGCCGATCATGGCGTTGTAGTTAAAAGCGCGCTCTCCAGCAGTCACGAAACGGCAACGATAGAGGTTGTCGTATTCTTCCGGGGAGTTCTCCATCTTGATGGTTTCAATTTTCACCAGGTTGAAGCCGAGTTTTACCGCGTCTTCAATGGTGACAATCTGCCGCCAGATCCCATCACCACCCAGCTTGCCGTTTTTCAGCGCCTTGTGGCTGACGTCTATTTCTACCCGTTCACCTCTGGGCCTTGCCTTGTTGAACAGGTCGCCAGTCCAGAAGGCATAGGCCTCATGTTCCTCCGTGGATGGCGTGGAAAAGTAGGTACGGCGCAGCCCTTCATGGGTTGCCATGCCTGCGGCGACTTTACGCAGCTCAAGGAAATTGTTGATCCAGAATGCTTCATCAAGATACAGATCGCCGGTGTAGCTCTGTGCCGTCGCTGCTGAGGTGCCGAGAAAGTAGAACGTTGCGCCGTTGCTTAGGGTGATGGCGTCGCCGCCTTTCAGCTCAACGCCAACCTGTGCCGCCAGTAGTTGGATGAACTTCTTGAACTGGAACGCCTGGGCGCGGCTGGCTGACAGAAAGATCTGGTTGTTGCCAGTTTCCAGCGCCCGTAACAGTGCTTCGCGGGCAAAGTACCAGGTGGCACCAATCTGGCGCGATTTGAGGATAAAGCGGTTGCGGCGTTCGCGCTGCTTGTACCAGCGTTTTTGATGCTCGTAGAGCGAATCCAGCACCAGAGCGCGCAGATCCCCGATCTGCTCTTCCGTAAAGTGGTTTTTCGGCTTTTTCTCGCGGCCTTTCTCTTCGCTGCGGCGCTCTTCGCGCTCCATCCTCACCAGTTGACGGGTTAACAGGTCAATGGTTTTGAAGTCATGCGCCGTCAGGTCTGGCTTTTCCGTCAGACGTAACAGCCGCACCTGCATCCGATCCTGTACGCGCTCCAGCGCTGTGGACTCGTCCCACTTATCGCGGCGACGCCATGAATACAGGGTGTTGGTACTCACGCCGATCGATTTGGCGATCTGCGTGATGCTGTATGCCTGCCAGTACATGACCTTAGCGGCAATCCGTGGCTCATCGTGGGAAGTCTGTTTCATGGTGGCAGAGTACCGCGCCCGCGCGCGCGTCGCTTCGGGTTGTCATTGTCGGAAAACGGCAACAACGGCAACGCTTTGCGCGATCCGGCTGGGGCGGGAATGATAGAGGCACTGGTTAATATCATTCACTCATTCGGGATTTCGACATGCCAAAGTCTAAATTTTTCCGCGTCGCTGTTGAGGGTGCCACCTGCGATGGTCGGACGCTGGAGCGCCAGCACATCGAACAGATGGCTAAACGCTTCAACCCAGCGTTATACGGTGCTCGCGTCAATCTGGAGCACTGGCGCAGCGCTTCACCAAACAGTGATTTCCGTGCTTATGGCGATGTTATTGCCGTCAAGGCTGAGGAAGTCACCGAAGAGCCGTTAAAAGGCAAGTTGGGGCTGTATGTGCAGGTTGATGCCACTGATGATCTGGTTGCCCTCAAAAAGAGCCGTCAGAAGATTTATCACAGCATTGAAGTGCATCCCTCATTTGCTGATACCGGCGAAGCCTATTTGATGGGGCTGGCCTGTACTGATAGCCCTGCCAGTCTGGGCACGGAAATGATGGAGTTTTGTGCCAAAAGCACCGTTAACCCGCTGGCCTCACGCAAGCACGATCAGGCTTGTTTCTTCACCGCCTCCGTTGAATCCACGATGGAATTTGAAGATGAGCAGCCGCCGCAGGACGAAGGCAAAAACTTCTTTGCCCGTATTAAGGCGCTGTTGGGCGGTACGCAGCAGCAGTTTAACCAGCAGAACGGTGAAAACCGTGAGGCTATCGAGGCGATTGCCGAGAGCCAGGGCAAGCTGCTGGACAGTACAACCCAGCTTTCTGCTGCGGTGAAAGGTAAGGCTGACGCCACCGAGCTGGAAAGCCTGCGTAAGGACTTCAAAGCGCTGGAAGAGAAACTGAAAGGCCAGGACGCCGAGCAGTACAACCAGCGCCCGCCTGCCACTGGCGGCGATGGTCAATCAACTCAACATCTGGCTGATTGCTGATAAGGCTCAGTGCGTCAGGCTCAGGAAAGGAAAAATAAGATGCGTAATACAACCCGCGATTTGTTTGATAAGTACATTCAGCGACAGGCTGAACTCAACCATATCAGCGCTGCCCACGTCACCAAGGCGTACAGCATTGATCCGAGCGTTGAGCAGACGCTTGAGGATAAGATCCAGCAGTCGTCTGAGATGCTGAAAAAAATTAACATTTACGGCGTTAACGATCAGACCGGTGAAAAAATTGGCCTGGGTGTGAGTGGCCCGGTATCCAGTACCAACAATTCCACCACGGATCGCCGTCAGCCTACCTCTGTGGCGGCGCTGGATTCGAATAAGTACACCTGTAACAAGGTGAACGCCGATACCTTTACGCCGTACACGCAACTTGATGCTTGGGCAAAATTCCCGGACTTTCAGCAGCGCCTCAGCAATCAGATCATCAAGCGTATTGCGCTCGATCGCATCATGATCGGCTTCAACGGTACCAGCTACGCGGAGAAATCAGACCGCGCCGCCAACCCGCTGTTACAGGATTGTGGTATCGGCTGGCTCCAGCAGTACCGCACTAACGCGGCCCAGCGTGTGATGAAGGATGTCACTGTGACCAGCCGTGACGACACCAACCAGGTGATCGCCAAAGGTGATTACGGTAACTATGACTCCATCGTATTTGATGCGGTCAACTCGCTTATGGATGAGTGGTACAAGGATTCGCCTGATCTGGTGGTGATTACCGGGCGTAATCTGACGGTTAACCGCTCCTTCCCGATCATCAACGCTGTAAGCACCAATAACCCTAACTCCGAAGCACTTGCCGGGCAGTTGATTGCATCGCGCAAAACGATCGGCAACCTGCCGTCATTTATCGCGCCATTCTTCCCTGATGGCAGCATGTTCATTACCTCCTGGGAAAACCTGTCCATCTACTGGCAGGAAGGCGGGCACCGTCGCCGCATCGTTGAAGAGCCGGAGTATAACCGCGTCTCAACGTACAGCTCTTCGAATGATGCCTACGTCATTGAAGACTACGGCTATGGCTGTCTGATCGAGGGCATCACCGCCGCCGAGCCAGCACCAGCACCATAAGACGCCGCAGGCCAGCAGTGCGCTGGCCTGCTCAGGGGGCATAAATGTTAACACCAGCACAAAAACATTTTGATCGGGTGATGGCTGAGCGCCGCAGTAATCGCGGTACAACCACCGCCGAAAGAACTGCATACGAGCAGATACTTTTTCGCCTGCGCATGGATAAAGCCGACCTCAGCCGCATCCAGTCGAATGCCGGTAAGGCGAAGCTGAAAAGCGAGCGCCTGCCGGATTACCAGCCATGGATTGATGGCGTACTGGCAGCGGATACGGGCCAGGCGGATGAAGTGATCACCACTGTAATGATCTGGGCAGCGGATGCCGGTGATATTGCGCAGGCGCTACGGATAGGCCAGTACGTGCTGCGCCATAAAATCCCGATGCCTGACCAGTACAAGCGCACCACCGCCACGGTACTGGTTGAAGAAATTTGTGATCCCATCCTTGCCGCCTTCAAAGCGAACCCGGCAAAGGCAAGCGTGAGCATTGACAACCTCAACGCACTGAACGGCATCACCACCCATGAAGATATGCCCGATCAGGTAAGGGCTAAGTTGTTTAAGGCCATGGGGTACACCGTGCGCCTTAATCAGGATGTTGAATCCCAGCAGCTTGCCCGCTCGCATTTGCAGGAAGCTATCAGGCTCAACGCAAAAATTGGCGTGGCGCGTGATATCGAACTGCTGGATCGCAATATCAAAAAGCTGACCGCAGCCAGCGGCGGAGAAGGCGAGGGCGATGCGCCACCGGTACAGCCGGAAGCGCAGCCAGAGGCCGCGAAAGCTGCGCCGGAGAAAGCGCCGCGCACTACCGCAGCCAAAAAGCCGAAAAACAGCCAGGCAAAACCGGCAGCAAAGAACAGGGCGACGCGCAAAGCCGCGAAGTCATAACGAATGTGCCCCCGCGCACCAGGCGGCACGGTGTGACGCAATAAGGCCCGGCCTCTACTGCGTCACGCCGTCCACCGCCTGCCTTATGGAGATACCTGTATGAGCCTGGTCGCCACTGAACCGGTAAGACCGCCATCAGATCCCGCGCCGGACGATGGCGGCGCAAAAGTTGAGAGCCTGCCTTTCTGGCCTGTGATTGTGCTGGCTGACCTGCGCCGCGCGATGCGCCTTGACGGGCAGGTAACAACCGATCGTCTTATGTCCCGCACCATTGAGGCCGTGGCCCACGTTAACGATCAGCTTCTTCTGTGGCGTCAGGTTCAGGTTGATGCTGGTTATCAGACTCTGGCTGAGATTCCCGCTGATCCGGTGAATGGCGAATCGGTGAAGGTCTGGCGCTATAAAAACGCCGTCTGGTCACTGACCAAAGCCCTGTTGATAGAGGGATATCGCGATATTGATACCACCAGTAAAGGGGATGACCACGCGCAGGCGCTCAGCACCCAGATAGATACGCTCTGGCGTGATGTTCGCTGGTCGATTCGCGATATCCAGAATGAAGATCGCGGCCTTGCGGAGCTGTGCTGATGAACGTACAGGCGCAGCAGGATGACACCGTTGATGAACTTTGCTGGCGGTATTACGGCAGGACGGCGGGAGTAACCGAAGCCGTGCATGAAGCCAATCCGGGACTGTGCGACAGCGGCCCGCTGCTGAGCGCCGGGCAGGTTGTTTATCTTCCCGAATTACCACCACCAACCCAGCGGGAAACCGTGCAGCTATGGGATTAATTACATATGAAAAATTCAAAGGATTAAGCGGGGTGTAAGTATGGTCGGTGAACCAATTTCTGGCGCTGCCGCTGCAACGGTGACTATTACGGGCGTCACATTCGCCAGCATGCTATCAGGCACTGACGCGGGCGTATTTGTCGGGGCTTTTGCCGGGGCTGTGGTTTATGTACTTTCCGCTGCGGAGTTAAGCCGGTTTGCTCAAGTTGGGTATTTCATAGCCTCTTTTTTGATTGGCGTACTCGCGGCAGATATGACAACGGGGCTTATCACGTTGGCGATCGGTAAATATCTCCCTGACGGCATTACGGTGGGTAAGTCTATTGGTGCAACCGTCGCCGCCGCACTGGGAGTTTATGTGCTTCTCATGCTCAGAAAAATAAACCCAGGGCGTTTATTTTCGGGGGGTGGCGATGGTAACGCTAAATGAACTTCTGCTTATCGTGAATGCAATTACATGCGCAGTGATCGCGGTGACTTTGGGTACTTATCAGCGTAATGGGGCGACTCATAAGCGTCTGGCTGCTTTGTTTGCCTGGGTGCTCATTGTTGCATGTGGTTCCGTCACCATCCTGATCGTTACCGGAAGGTATTCAACCGCAAACTTTGCAGAGACGGCGATCAATATGGCGCTCTGTGTGGCTGTTCTATCGGCTAAAGGCAACGTTATGAAGATCGTTAACCGGTCGGACGCAATGAACATAAGCAAACGAGGTGCCCGTAATGGCAAATAACTTTAATTTCAGCCAGCGAAGTGAAAATAACCTGAAAGGTGTTAACGCTGACCTTGTGAAAGTTGTCCGCCGCGCCCTTCAACTTTCCGCTGTTGATTTTGGTATCACCGAAGGGCTGCGCTCTGTAGAGCGGCAAAAACAGCTTGTTGCGGAAGGGAAAAGCCAGACGATGAACAGCAGGCACCTTTCAGGCCATGCGGTTGATGTGTTTGCGTACCCAACCCCGGCAGGCTCATGGGACTGGAAATTTTACCAGCAGATTTCCGAAGCCTTCAAACAGGCGGGAAAAGAGCTAAATATCCCCATTGAGTGGGGCGGCGACTGGAAGACGCTGAAAGATGGCCTGCACTTCCAGCTTCCTTATGCGGCGTACCCTGCATGATTCTGGCATGGCTCAGGCGATACTGGCGCGGCCTTCTGGCTGCGTTAATTCTGGGTGGTGCCTTCCTTTCTGGTTCATGGTTTGGTGCCCACCAGGCGAATACGGCATGGGCACTGAAATGGAAACAGCGGGATGCCGACGACGCTACCGCGCTGGCAAAGCGGCAGGCAGAAGCCAGAGCCGAAGAGCAGCGCCGACAAGGTGAAATAGATGCGATTGAGAGAAGGGCTGAGGGGCAGATTGCTCAGGCCGTTGCTGATGCTGACCATGCCCGCGCTGTTTCTGACGGGCTGCATGACGAAGCCGCAAAACTCGCCGCGAGATTGGCAGCAAGTGAACGCGCCCGCCGTGCCGCAACTGCCAGCGGAGGCCAGGCAGGCACCACCGGCAGCGAACTGCTTGCCGAGCTGTTCCGCCGCGCTGACCAGCGAGCGGGAGAGTTGGCGGCAATTGCTGATCAGGCAAGGATTAGAGGGCTGACCTGTGAAGCCGCTTATGATGCGCTGACAGGAGCCAGCGCGGTGGAGAAATAGCGATGTTAAAACCCGATCTGCTTCGCAAACATATCAGCCAGGCGGTGCCGTGGTTGCGTGACAACCCTGACAATCTGGCGGTGTACGTCCAGAAGGGGCGCATGGTCAGCACCGGGCAGCGCTCTGCCTCGTTTGAATACGAGTACACCATTGAGGTGCTGGCGATGGATTACCCTGAGCCACTGGATACCCTCAGCCTGCCAATTCTGGCATGGGCGCGCCTGTATCAGCCTGAGCTGCTATTCAACCCTGACCGTGCCCGCGATGGCATCACCTTTGAAGCGGATATCCTGAGCAATTCCACCATGGATGTGCTTATCAAAATTCAGGCCAGTGAGGCGGTTGTTGTCAAAGTTGAAGAGGGTAAGCCGGTCATACATCACCGCGCTGATCCTATGCCGGGGCCGGAGCTGGGTGCCTGGTCACTGGTCTTTGAGGATATGGTAAGCGGCGAAACATGGACGGACTAAATGAACGCTGATCCGCTGTTCCATGCCCTTGATGATTATCTGGCAACCGTGGCGGCGCAGCTCGCACCGGGCCAGCGTCGCAAGCTAACGCGCGAGGTGGCTATTGGTCTGCGCAAGCGCCAGCAGCAGCGTATCAACAGCCAGAAAAACCCCAGCGGAGAGAGCTATACGCCGCGCCGCCGTAAGATTTTGCGCACTCAGGGCGGGGTTAAATTCCTGTGGAAAGATGAAGTGCGCGAGCTGAGCAACTGGCGCACTACCGGGCGCGGCGAACAGCGCGCCATCACCGGCTATGATGTCGAGAAAGGGGCATTGCGCACGTTCTATAAGCGCGATATTGAGCGCTATATTGAAATCCATCTCAACCAGACCAAGCGCACCACCACCCGTAAAGAAAAGATGTTCCGCCGCCTGCGCACCGCTCGCTTTCTCAAGGCATACGGTACCGCCAGCGCCGCCGTGGTGGGTTACTCCGGGCATACCGCCGAGATCGCCAGTGTTCACCAGTATGGTGAGGTTGATACCGTGGCACCGGGTGCCCGTACCCGTTACCCGGCGCGTGAATTGCTGGGCTTTACGGAAAGCGATCTTGACTGGCTGGCGGATACTATCGTCAGTTTTCTGCAACCCTGACCCATTTCTGCAGTACTGTTAAAAGTGACAGTGCTCGATGCTTTTTCCCGCCACTGTCATAACTGGCAGTGTCTGCCGGTACCACCCTCCATTGTTACCAACCCCTGACAACGCCAGCGCGTTGCTTGCGCGCGCGTGGATCATGAAACTGGCTGTAAATTTAATAACGCAAGCCAGCTTATGAACCTGAATGAACTCTATCGCCTGATCTGTAACCTTGTCCGTATTGGTACGGTGACGGATGTTGATCTTGCTGCTGAGCCGCCAGTTGCGCGAGTCTCAACGGGAGAGAATACAACGGACTGGATTCGCTGGGCGGCTTTGCGCGCCGGAACGGCTGTTACATGGTGGGCACCTACGCCAGGCGAACAGGTGTTACTTTTTGCCCCATGCGGCGATCTGGAAAATGCCGTCATCATGGGCAGCTTGTACAGCGATAGCGTGAAGCCACCGGATAACGGTGAAACGTCAAATGTCACTTTGTACCCTGACGGGGCAAAGGTTCTGTATGACCCGGAAACCGGCGCACTGGCTGCTACTGGTATTAAGAGCGCAACCGTAGAGGCGTCTGACTCTATCGCCGCGACTGCCCCCAAAATGACCTGTACCGCAACAACCTCAATCACCCTTGATACGCCAGAAGTGATCTGCTCTAAAAAGCTCTCATGCTCCACGTTTGAGATGAAACAGGGCGGCAAGATGACCGGCAATGTTGAGCATAGCGGCGGCAGCTTTACATCAAATGGCGTTGTGGTGCATACCCACAAACATGGCGGCGTAGAACGTGGCGGAAGCCAGACGGACGGCCCACAATGACCAGTGCAAGATATCGCGGGATGAACGCCGAAACCGGCGAAACGCTCACCGATAACGAGCATATTTCTCAGTCCATCAATGACATTTTGTTAACGCCGGTTGGCTCTCGCGTTATGCGCCGTGCCTACGGCTCGCAGCTCAATAACCTGATTGACCAGCCAGGCAATGCCGTAACGCGCCTTCGCATTATGTCCGCGATATACAGCGCGCTTTTCCTTTGGGAGCCGCGTATCTCACTGACCAATATTGTACTGACGGAAACCGGGGCGGGGCAGATGATTGCCACCATCAAGGCCAGCCGTACCGATACCCAATCACCCTTTACCACGGACGTAACGATCGGCAGGCAGGTGCAGGCATGAGCGGAACAATCGATCTTTCACAATTACCGCCTCCGGTGGTGGTGGAGCCGCTGGACTTTGAAACGCTGTTCAATGAGCGTAAAGAGGCGTTTATCGCACTTTACCCGGAAGATGAGCAGGACGTTATCAGGCGCACCCTCTCGCTGGAATCTGAGCCGATCACCATGCTGCTGGAAGAAAACTGTTATCGCGAATTGTTGCTACGCCAGCGCGTGAACGAAGCAGCGCGCGCGGTAATGGTGGCGTACTCTGTGGGCAGTGATCTGGATCAGCTGGCGGCAAATTTCAACGTGGAGCGCCTGACCATCACGCCGGAAGATGACAGCGTTGTACCGCCTGTGCCTGCGGTGATGGAATCGGATGCCGATCTGCGCGTCCGCACTCCGCAGGCGTTTGAAGGGCTGAGCGTTGCCGGGCCAACGGCGGCATATGAATTTTTCGGCCTGTCTGCTGATGGGCGCGTTGCTGATGTATCTGCCGTAAGCCCAACGCCTGCCTGCGTCACCATCTCTGTGCTTTCCCGCGAGGGTGACGGTACCGCCAGCCAGGAGTTGATCGATATCGTTGCCAGCGCGCTGAATGGCGAAGAGGTGCGCCCGGTTGCCGATCGCGTGACCGTGCAGGCGGCGGAGATCGTGCCTTATGAGATTGATGCCACGCTGTATATCTATCCGGGGCCGGAGTCGGAACCCATCCGCCAGGCATCTGAGCAGAAGTTACAGGCGTACATAGCCGATCAGCGTCGCCTGGGGCGTGATATCCGGCTGTCTGCCATTTATGCCGCGCTGCACGTTGAAGGAGTCCAGCGGGTGGAGCTGGCCCAGCCGGTGGCGGATATGGTGCTTGATGATACTCAGGCGTCCCACTGTACCGGCTACACCATAACCGTTGGGGGGTACGATGAGTAAAACCCTCACGCCGCCCAGCTCAACGCGCCTTGAGCGTGTCGCCGCCCGTGTTTGCGCCTCTCTGGGGGAAGTGCGGGTACCGCTGCGTCAGCTCTGGGATCCGTATACCTGCCCGGTTGATCTGCTGCCCTATCTGGCGTGGGCTTTCTCCGTTGATAGATGGGATGAGAACTGGCCCCAGACAACGAAGCGTAAGGCGATAGCTGATGCGTTTTACCTGCACCGCTACAAAGGCACCACCGGAGCAATGCGCCGCGTTGTGGAGCCGTTTGGGTACTTCATCCGGGTTAACGAGTGGTGGAACATTGATACCGACCCAGGCACGTTTACGCTGGATATCGGCGTTGAAGACGAAGGCATCAGCGAAGAAACCTATCAGGAGCTTGAGCGGCTGATCGCTGACGTTAAACCGTGTAGCCGTCACATGCTGGGCATGAGCCTGCACTTACAGACTACCGGCCCCCTTTATGTTGGTGCGTCTGCCTATCTGGGCGACACGCTAACCGTGTACCCCTATTTCCCCGAAACCATTTCAGTTGGCGGTGAGGAGTATGTGGGTAGTGCAATTCATTTGATTGATACTGTGGAGATCTCACCAAGTGGCAACTAAATATTATGCCCTGCTAACCAATGTCGGGGCCGCGAAGCTGGCGAACGCCACGGCATTGGGTGAACAGGTTGAAATTACTCAGATGGCGGTAGGGGATGGCAACGGCGCACTGCCGACGCCAAACCCTGCGCAGACCGCGCTTGTACATGAGCTGCGCCGCGCGCCGCTCAACACGCTGACCATTGACCCGGTAAACACCAACCAGATTATTGCTGAGCAGGTGATCCAGGAAGACGTGGGCGGGTGGTGGATCCGTGAGATTGGGCTATATGACAGCGACGGCGATTTGATTGCCATTGCCAACTGTGCGGAAACTTATAAACCGTTATTGCAGGAAGGTAGCGGGCGTGTGCAGGTAATTCGCGTCATTCTGATCGTCAGTAGCACTCAGGCGGTAACGCTTAAGATTGATCCATCTGTGGTACTTGCAACCCGGCAGTATGTTGACGACCAGATAATCCAGGTTAAAGCCTACGTTGATCAGCAACTGGCGGCGCATATTGCAGCCAGTGACCCGCATCAGCAATATCTGCTTGAGGCGGATATTGATAAATATATCCCCGCTGGTTTTCCTCTCCCATGGCCTGCGGCAACGCCGCCAACAGGATGGCTAAAATGCAACGGAGCGGCATTCGATAAAGCAAAGTATCCGAAACTGGCGGTAATTTATCCTACTGGCAGCTTGCCAGATCTTCGCGGTGAGTTTCTGCGTGGCTGGGATGATGGGCGTGGTGTTGATAGTGGGAGGGCTTTACTGTCAACGCAGGGGCACGGTATCCCTAAAATTTATGGTTATTTTCAGACCTATGATGTTGAGGGTGATGAAGCGCCAACAGGGCCATTTACTCAAGGCGATATGGGAACCACAAAATTAGTTGGAGGAGGGGCGTCAGGCCATGATGAACGCATCTTTTTTGACTCTACCAGAATTATTCCTGATGCCGCAGAAGTCAGACCGAGAAGCACCGCATTTAACTACATTGTGAGGGCAGCATAATGACGCAGGCAAAATTAAACAGTGAGTTTGTTGCTACCGTTGCGGGGGATATCACCGTATTTAATTACGATAGCAAAACTCATGAGTACATTTCTTCATCAGAAGAATATCTGGCGGTAGGTGTTGGCCTGCCTGCCAACTCATGCACTGACGCGCCAACAGAAGAGAAGGCCGGTTATGCCATTTGCCGGACAGCAGAATTATCAGGATGGGAATACATTATTGATCATCGTGGTGAAGATGTTTTCAGTACGGAAACGGGGGAGCCTGTTGCCATCACATCACTGGGCGATTACCCAGAAAATACCACCACGCAGGCACCTGCCACACCATACGATTCGTGGAACGGCAGCAAATGGGTGACGGATACGGAAGCGCAGCACACGGCAGACGTGGAGGCAGCAGAGCAGCAGAAAACGGCCCTACTGGCAGATGCTCAGGCAACAATCAGCCTTTGGCAAACTGAGTTACAGCTAGGCATCATCAGCGATGAAGATAAAGCCAGCCTGATAGCCTGGATAAACTACATCAAAGCGGTGCAGGCTGTAGACACGTCAACCGCGCCAGATATTGAATGGCCTGACAAGCCATAAAACTACCGAGATTCGTCTTAAAGGCTGGATTAACCAGCCTTTTTTATTGGCGCGGATCACGTTACCCGTCACCTAAAGCCAATTTTTAACGGTAGATGGTAACTTTAGCTCAGGTTATAATTAGGTTAATGAGTTCATGACTTTTAACGAGAGGCAAAATTGAAAAGGGTCTTTTGGCTGGATGCTGCGAGAGCGATAGCAATTATTCTTGTGGTTTTTACACATGCTCATGAGAGGGCTGGGATCCAAAGCGAGATGCTAAGGAGTGTTTTTTACAGTATCGATCGTTTGGGTGTGCCGCTGTTTTTTATGATTTCAGGCGGTCTAATATTGCCTAAATTAGTTAACTGTGACCTGCTAGACTTTTATAAAAAAAGGGTGCCTCAATTTATTATATTGTTGGTTGTTTGGTCGGTGGTTACGAACTGCATAAAGTATTATGTAGATGGAGGTGGCGTTTGGGATTCATTAAAAACAGCATTCGTCAATAACAATGGGGTCTATCCCAGCAATTATGGCGGCGCATCTCAAATGTGGTTCTTGTATTCAATAACTCAGCTATATCTAGTCGCGCCATTTTTAGCCAAGATGCTTCATAAGGCATCAAACAGAGAGATAATGGTATTTCTTCTTGTATGCGTTATTTTCAACCAGTTTAAGCATACGGCAACCTTCTTTGGTGGTGATTGGGGTGCTCTGCATCGAATGGGCGCAGACTTAACTGGCCCGTATCTTATCTTTTTTGTTCTGGGCTATCTGATAATTGAGCGATCAGTATGGTGCGGTAAAACAATAAAGCACTTTACAGCTTATGCTTTAATAGCAATGGTTCCTGTAATTTCATTGGTGCTAATAGATCACTGGAGCGGTAAAGTTAATGATGGGTTGCACTGGTATAGTGGTTCATTGTTTATTGTTATATCTGGAATTGGGTTACTGTTGCTTATCAAATGGTTATTTGAGAATGCCAGCAGCAGAATTTTAAGTTTTGTTAGCAAGTGTTCTTTTGGTATCTATTTAACACATTATGCTTTTATTTATGTGTCCCAAGGGATTATGAGAGGGCACCTTTCAGGAATGAGCGACATTGAGCGGATGATGGTTTATTTTACATTTTCGTTCTTTGCGGGAGCGCTGCTTACTTCCGTTATGATGCGAACAAAAATTACTAAGTATCTGGTAGCTTAAAGAGCTATAGCCGGGATTGAAGGGTATCAACCCCGGCGAAGCAGAAGCACCGCCATAAGTGACGGTGCTCGATGATTTCGGTACCACACTGCCAACAATGAACGTGTTGGCCATAAAAAATAAAGTTAGAAATTCACTCCTGCTTTCACCATAGACAGCACATCATCATTGGTGATTTCCGCCAGCTTCTCCCTGATATCTTCGCTGACCTTTTTCAGGCTGAGGGTAAAATCAATCTTCCGCGCTTTCCCGTCCTGAAAGAACTCAGTGCGATTTTGGGTTAACCCGTCGATCACGTACATCCCGTAAATCTTGCCGGTGCCTTCAATCAGGGGCCAGGCTCTGCCGGTATATGCCATTGTCTCCAGCGTGGTGAGTGACACATCGCCGCCGCTGATTTCCGGGTACAGTGTACCGGAGAGGGTGATCGGCTCTTCATCCGGGCCTATGTACTGATAGCGCGGGGATTTCCCCACGCGATCGTTTTTGACGTGTCGCCATGTATTCGACTGGTTCGACGTCTGGTAGGGCGTCGTTTGCAGCGCAAACGGAAACATGCCCAATATCATCATCATGGCTTTGCCCCTTATTCATGGTCGGTCAGTTGCGAGCGTTTGCGCCGCGCGGCCTGCTGCTGGGCAACGGTGAACTCTTCGCGGATGCGCCGGACAAGTTTTTGTTCATCCATCTGGCCCGCGTCGTTGATATTGATCTCAAAGTTAAACACGTCGCCGCCAGGCATCAGCGCCGCGACGGAAGCCGCAGACGGAACCGCCGACACTGGCGAACGGGCGGCAGGTTGCTGAACGCTGTACGGCAGCACCGAAGAAACGAGCGCACCAGCCTGCTGCTGCATCCATGCGGTGAGTGATGGCACCTGCCGCTGAACCTGCTGCACCGGTTCGGCATACCCTCCACGGATAGGAATGTACGGCTGTTTATTTTTGAAGACGATTTCACCGGGGCCGTCTTTCTTCTCTGCCGTGTTGCTGGCAATTTTATCCAGGCTACCGCTGATCTTCGGTGCGAGGTTCGCCGGGCCTTTCAGGTTATTGGCAAGCGCCTGTTGCTGCTGGCTCTGTTCCGTTTTCCGCTTCTGCTCCTTCTTCTCTTCCTCCTTCTTCGATTGCGCGGTGACGGCTTTCAGATCCCCGGCGAGCGTATCCGCCAGCCCGGTAAGTTTCTTCTGCGTGTTCACCTGCTCAACGGCTTTTTTGGCCCGCTCTGCCTGATCGGGGATTAGGCCCAGCTTTTCCAGCACCAGATCCAGACCTTTCCAGAGCTGTTCAACGGGCCATAGAACCAGTGAAATGGCATCACCCACAATCTTGCCGAAGGACTCCCCGGCACTGGTGCAGGATTTCAGCGCCTCAGTGGAGAACTGGATCGGTTCAAACAGCTTTGTAAACCAGTCCCATACCGAACTGAGCGCTGAGATGATGGCGTCAAATATGGGTACCAGCGGCGAGAATACGGCAGAGACGATAGAAAAGATCGGCTGTAGCCCCTGCATCAGGCCGGTAAAGAACCCGCTGAAAAACGCCTTGATAGGTTGCCAGAACTGGATGATCGCAATAGCGACGCCAGCAAACAGGGCAATCAGACCCCAGACAGGGGCAGAGATACCCGCCAGCAGCGTGATCAGGGGGCCAAAGACCGCACGACCGGCAGTAAGCAGCGCCTGCATAGGTGAACCCGCCAGCCACTGAAACGCGCCGCCCAGCCGGGTGATGCTGGTCAGCAGTTTGGCGATCCCGCCTTCGCCTGCCAGCGTGGTAAAACTCAGGCGTACAAGCGCCATCGGGCCGAGTATTGCGCCCAGCGCCAGCATAAGCGACCCCAGCACCGTGAGAATGGCACCAATCGCGGCGACGGTCTTCATGATGGCGGCAACCAGTGCCGGGTTGGCTTCAATCCAGCTCCGGATTGATTGCAGGACGCCGCCGACTGATTTCATAATCGCCATCATTGGCCCGCGCATGGTTTCGCCCAGCGCGCTGAAATTGTTGCCAAACTCAGCTTTGGTTATCTGCCACTGTGATGAGAGGGAATCTTTATCGATATCGGATTCCCGCTTCATGGAGCCTTTCGACGCGGTACCGTGGGTTAATTCGAGTTGCCTGCGCAGCTCAGGCAGGTTATTGGCGACTTTGGAAACCGCCATTGCATATTCATCACCAAAGAGCTGAGTAAGCACGTTCATTTGCTTATCTGGTTCCAGCTTTTTGGTGGCTTCCATTACCGCCATAATGGTGCCCATCGCGTCTTTTGCCATGTTCTTCTGCACCTTCTCGGCGCTCAGCCCCAGCGCGTCCAGACCTTCCATAAAGCGATCTGGTTGCACCATTGCGTTACCCAGCTCGCGCACCATCGCTTTAACAGCGGTGCCCGCTGTTTCTGACTGCTCACCAAGGCTCAGGAACGTGGAGCCAAGTGCCGCCGCATTCTGATAGCCGAGCTGGTCGGCTGCACCACCCACACGCTGCAACACGTCGATAATGTCAGAGCCTTTGGATTTGGCGTTATCGTCCAGATAGTTGATGACGTCGCCCAGATTGCCAATATCCTGAATGGGGATTTTATACAGACCGGCGATTTTACCCAGGCTTTCCGACAGCTGATCGGCAGGCAGCTCAAACGCCTTTGAGGCCATGGCGGCGGTGTTGGCAAAATCCAGTAGATCCTTCTTCTGCTTCTGCCATGGATCATCGCTGTTAGCCACGCCCATACGCGCGCCACCCTCTACCAGTGCGGCATAGTCAACGGCCCCGTTGGGCATTGGCAAATTTTCGGCGGCGTCTTTGATAGCGTTTTGCATCTCAGCAAACTGAGCGGTGCGGTTGCCGTCATCATCGCGCAGGCCATTCACCTGTTTGGATACGCCCTTCATGGCATCTTCCAGGCTGCTGTAACTCTTGATGGCGGCTGCTACGGGGGCAAGTACCGCCGCGCCGGTCGCTGCGGTCTTCATGCCTGAACTTTGCAGCTTCTCGCCGGTTTCCTTGGCGCGGGCATAGCGGGCCTGCGCCTGAGTGACAGACTCAAGCCGACGCTGCTGCTCAGTAAGTTGGCGATTGTACTGCGCGGTGCGCTGGCTGATTTGTTCCGTTGCCCGGCTGGTACTGCTGATCGCAATCCCTTCGCTGTAGAAGCTGGCGCGCAACTGGTTGAGCTGGGCCTGTTCCGTTTTCTGCTGGGCTGTCAGGTTGCGGATCGCTGCCCGCTGCTGATTGAGGGCGGTAACTTGCTCAGCGCTGCGCTGGCGTAGCGGGCCGAATGCCGCCGCCATTTCACGTGCCTGCGTCTTTGCCTGAGCCAGTTGATCGGTGGTCTTCTTATTGGCTGCGGTCAGCCGGTCAAAGCTGGAAGCCTGACGCTCAAGCCCTTTGATGCTGCTTTGCGTCTGCTTGATTTCAGAGGCCAGCGCGGCGGCACTCTGGCGCGCCGCACTGACAGGGCGGGACATATTATTCAGGGCGCTGAAAGCAACCTGAATATTTAATTTGCGGTCTGCCATTTATTGATCTCCGCCACTGCGCGCAGCGGCTTGATCACGCCATAACAGAAGTTCCTCTACCGTCATGGCGTCCATCTCCGCTGGTCGCCAGTGGAAAATGACGGCGATATCCGCCATTAAGTTTTCTATGCGTTCGCAGGGGCATCGGATGACGCGCTGCCCGTATCCGTCCCGCTCTGATCCGAAGGTGGCTGCAAAAAATCAACCACCGCATTGGCGAGCTGGCAGAAGTCCCACGTATCCATGCGGGCGATTTCGTCAGCGGTCAGCGCCGGGGCGGTAACGCGGGGCAGCAGAACAACTAGCGCATCATAATTCGACGTCAGAACGTCATAGACTTTTAAGCCACGCAGCGATCCGGCCTGCTTTAAGACTGGCGTGATCGTGATTTCACTGATTGCCGTCTTGCCGCGAACGATAGGCGCATTGAGCGTTACAACTTCTTTACCGGTTACTTTGGTCATGGTGCGTTAATTCCTTATAAGCCAATGTTAGCGCGGTGTTTTTCCATCATGTCAACGCCGCCAACTTTGTAGATCATATTGAGCACATCAACTTCAATGATTTCTTCGCCGTTGATGGTCAGCTTGTAATAGGTATTTTTCAGGGTGTACTTATGAGAAGTGTCATCCCCGGTTTTGGACGTACCCGGATCCATCTCCGTGAAGCGTCCGCGCGTCTGGATTTCTACGGGTACCGCTTCGCCGGTTGAATCATCCTGGTAAGACCCGGCATAGCGCGTTTGCATACCATCGGCGGTGGCGATGCCCCATTTTTTCAGCAGCCCCGCATCCATGCCGCCAAGGGTGATATCCATATCCAGCGCCCCGGCATCAAAGCCGAGATCAACCGCGACAGAACCAGGCATACCACCGGCCTGATAATCCTCGGTCTTGCGGGTTAACTTCGCCGGGGTGATTTCCGGCACCATGCCGAAATAGTTATCCCCATCAAAGAACATGTTGAAGTATTTAAGTTTTTTAGGCAGAGCCATACGCGCCCCCGGTTAGTTATTCACTGCGCTGGAAAACGTAGCGAAGTATTCATCAGTGAACTCCTGCACCAGGCTGAGATTTTCCAGCGGCGGGACAGGCGTGTAGTTGTATTTGATGGTGAGCTGCCCGTTGCGCAGCGTTTCGCTGGTATTCGGTTCAGGGTCATACCAGCAGCGCGCGCCCAGCAGCTTGCCCGCCGTCACATAGGACGTCAGCTTGCGGTTGATACCGTCAACGATATCTTTCACCAGCGACGGGGTGAGCGGCTTATCAACATAGGAGAAATGCGCTTCTGCCACGGTATCCGCCACAATCTGAGCGGTACGGGTGTAGCTCTCAAAAATGTAGGTTTCTTCGTCGCAGGTTCGCGATCCCCAGATGCGATAGCCATCCTGTTTGATCAGGGTGGTGACGCCTGCCGCGTTTAGCTCGTCCGCGTCGGTGTCGGTTCCCTGTAAGGTGAAATAGATATCGCGATCCATCCCCAGCACGTTATTCACCGGCACGTTGGAAATGGTTTTGTGCCAACCCTGCGTTGCGTCGATTTTGGCGCGCATTCCTACCGCATGAGCACCCACCGGCACGGTGGCGTTTGCTCCCGCGTTGGTGTCGTAGCAAATGAAGTTAGGCCAGATCACCATCATTTCACGCTGGGCAAACTGCTCCCGGTATTCCTTCGCCTCTGCAATGGTGTTGCAGCCATTTGCAGACACATAAGCAAAGGCGCGCAGCTTCTCAGCCATTACACCGAGCTGCGCCGCCACTGGCTGAGTATCAAGGCCGGGAACGGCAAGCACACGCGGACGGACGCCAACACGCATCTCCGCAGATAGCAGTGCATACATGCCGGTGAAAAGCCCCGTTTCTGGGTCAGTACCGCCAATGACCAGCTGATCCTGAGTCGGAGCCGTACCACCTTCAGGGGGTACGATTTTGGACGCATCAGCCACGCGGATCACAATGGTCTGCGGGCTGGTCTGGTCTGAAATAGCTTTCAGGGTGGTGAACAGGGTGCCGGTTTTGCCTGCCTTGCCCAGCATGTTAGCCACGCGGGTAATAAGTACAGGGGTATCCAGCGGGAACGCTTCTTCGTCTGCATCGTCAGCGATACAAACGACGCCGATAACCGCCGAATCAATATCGGTGATCATCGTGCTCAGATCGGTGGTTTCCGTGACGGTTACACCGTGATGGTAATTTGTGGCCATGTAGTTGCCTCGCCAGGTCAATGATTGCCACTTATCATTGCGACAATTGCCAGCCGGTGCGAGAGGTGGGCGTTGTCAGCAGACCGCAACAACAGCCCCGCGTTGTCTGTACGCGCGCGCGTGGCGACGATGGTACCCTCACCAATGAGGGAACCAATAAGATGTTGGATGATGAAGCGCGTTATTCGCCCCGCCCGGCGTTCAGTATTCAGATTGAGGGCAAGCAGCTCACCGCGCTGGATGACCGTTTGATCTCGTTGTCGCTGACGGACAATCGGGGATTTGAAGCGGATACGCTTGATCTCACGCTGGACGATTCAGACGGGCAGATCGTGATGCCATCGCGCGGCGCTAAGATTTCCGTTTTGCTGGGCTGGGATAATGACCCGCTGGTATTTAAAGGGCTGTACACCGTTGATGAGGTTGCGCACCGTGGCCCGCCTGACCAGCTCACCATCAGCGCCCGCAGCGCAGACTTTCGCGACACGTTCAACGTGAAGCGTGAATACTCCTGGCACGATATTACCGTTGGTGATGTGGTTGCCAGTATCGCCAGCCGGTACGACCTGCGCGCCGGGGTAAGCGAGGAGCTGGCGAAGATTGAGATCGATCACGCTGACCAAACCAGTGAATCAGATATCAGTTTTCTCACCAGAATGGCGGATATGCTGGGTGCTGTTGCTACCGTTAAAAACGGCATGTTGCTGTTCATCACGCCGGGGCAGGGCGTAACCCAGAGCGGTAAACCTTTACCGGCGATCAGCATCGTGCGGGCCAGCGGCGACAAGCATAGTTTTAGCATTGCCGATCGTGACGCTTATACCGGCGTTACCGCTTACTGGCTGGATCTGAATTTCGGTAAGAAACCCGCCACCACGGTACAGACAAACACCCGCAGACGTCGAAGGACAACCCAGCCGAAGAAGCCAAAAGAACCAGTCTCAAGCAGCAAGGAAGGGGATTACATGGCAGGCGCGGAAGGTAACGTATTCGTGATCCGCAAGACGTTTAAAACGGAGAAGGCAGCGAAGCGGGCAGCAGCGGCGAAGTGGAGCCAGTTACAGCGTGGCGCGGCGTCATTCTCCATCACGCTGGCGCGGGGCCGGGCGGATTTGTACCCGGAACAACCGGCAAGCGTATCGGGCTTTAAGTCCACGATTGATAATGGTTACTGGACGATTACCCGATGTGTGCATGATATCGGCAGCGGCGGCTTTACCACCTCGCTGGAGCTGGAAGTTAAGATTGATGAGTGGACGGCTGAGGCGGGTGACGAATCAACGGGTTAAGCGTTATACTTGACGTGATATTAACCAGCCCAGAGGAGGCCCGCGTATGGCAATGCGCTGTCCTCGCTGCCGTGCAGTTGCGAAAACTCGTACCAGTGTAGAGTTGAGTGATTTAGTGCGACGCAGTTATCACCAGTGTCAAAATATGTTGTGCGGCTACTGCTTTACCAGCATGACGCAAATAGACGAATCATTAAACCAGACTCAACCAGTCCCCGGCGCGGTGGTTCCACAAGATGTTTTCCCACGAAGTCACCACGGCGAAGATCAGTTAAGCTTGATACTTTAGTCACTTAGAAATAGCGGTCTTGATATCACATCAGGCCGCTTTTTTGTCGAAGTGTAGTCAAAATGTAGACGATGTTTAGAATAAATCCTTTTATTCCAGTTTGTTACGTGCGGGATATCTTCACCATCCCTGTCTTCCCCCACATGATGTGGGGGTTTTTTTTGCCCTTTGATACGTAACTCTTTATTTTTCAATTCGTTATTTTATCTGATGCAGGATTTATTCCCTCATTCTCATCGGCAGGAAACCATTTTATGTGTTGCATGCAACTTAGAGATGATATTCAAGATGCGAGTTCCCGTTGTTGTGGCTTATGAGCGATGAAGCGACTCTCAACATATTTGTACATGACTGGTGCAATAATCCCTGATGCAATAATTGCACATGCCTGCCATAGATAATTCCCAGCGCTGTATAAATAGTGTTTAGACACGGTTTGAGTAATACCATGTACTAAATAGAGAGAAAAACTACAGGTTCCTAACATAGTAACTGGCAGTGAAGTCAATAGACCAAAGTAGTCACAACCGCTCTTAATTGTGTAGAATATGATAAACATGTAGAGTGGTGTTGTTGTATTATAAGCATGTTTTGTGAAAAATAATGCGACGAATAATAAGAGTAAACAAACTACATCCGATGGTCGTTTGTTGCTCTTGATTGTTGCGATAAGGAATCCAGTCAAAAAATACATTAAATAGCTAAGGAATTGTTCCTGGTTGATGAAGTATTTATAACTCAGGACAAGAACCATTAAAAAAATAATAAATATTTTTTTGTATTCTATCTTTTTCATTATTAGATATAAAAAAGGAATAGCAATGTAGAGGCGTAGCTCCCAGACTAATGTCCAGAAGACGCCTGAAGTCGCTATCTGCAACGATATGCCGTTGATGTTAGCTCCGGGTGCATCAAAGATAAATGGCAGCGACGGGACTAACCAACTCGTTATTGGCGTATGGTGTAATGGGTTCATTATTAACGTTATTAAATAAATCAATAATAACGTCACAATAACTGGAGGGTAAATTCTTAAACAACGGGAAATGAAAAATTCTTTAACATTAAATGTTGGGGCTAATGCTTTGCGAAAAAAAAGAAAGGCCGAAAGTATAAAAAAGATACCGACTGAAAGTTCACCTGTGAGAAAAATAATTCGCTTAATATTGCTTGCCGTAATATAATCAAGGGACCAGTAATTGTCGAATTCTCCTCCCGCCCTCCAGTATAAATGAAATATTGCAACGAGTGCTGCACAGATTCCTCGTAATCCGTCGAGAGCGGCAAATTTATGTTTTGCTGGTGTAATTCCAAGCAACTTGGATGTGATGAAGATGGTTAATACTAATAAGCTGATGTAAGTAGCGTACTCAATTAAATAAGACAT